CTTCCATCAAGTCCTTGTGAATATCTTGTAATACCACTTCTATTCTCCCTAATAAAGTCAATATATTCAAGCATTGGCATAGTTAACTGATGAACTGGCTTTGGATTTATAGGAACTATAACGTTATGAATGTTAGGAACGTTTTGTCTTATTCTAACAAAAGGTCTATTGTTTAAAAAGTCTTCTACATAAAAAGCATCTTCTCTTACAAGTAATTTACTTTCATTAGATAATGCTAAATTTATAACTAACTCTTTTAATATTGCTGTTTTTAAATCCTGAAGTTGTCCTATTATATCAGCATAGCCTTTGCCTATTACTTTGTAAGGCTCTATATGAGGTGTTAAAGCAAAAAATGGATGTCTCCCATATGTATTTTCTTCTATTCTTAAAATTTCATCTTGTGCCACTGTGACAATAACATCTTCTAACTTACCATCATTGTTTATGTCAAGCTTTTCATAACATTCATAAAGAGTTATTTTTTTACGTGGTGTATCATATTCGTTATTGTTGTTAGTTAAATAATCTGTTTTGTTAGACACTAAATATGAAACTGTATACTGGTCTTGTTCTGCCTCTAAAGCATTTTCTATAGCGTTTTCCACAGCATTTTTTTTATAAATACCAGCATCTGCTTTTTGCCTTAAATAATCTACTGTAACCTGTTTCTTATGTATTACATATTTAGCCTCATCTAAATCTCTCGCTGTAGGGTCAAACAGAAATTCTGTTATAGGTATATTCTCAATAACTGGTCTATCTTTTACTATCTTTTTAACTTTGTATCTAACTTCATAAATACGTGTTATAGGAGATGCATTTTCTGATGCAGCAACATTATCAGAATTATCTACAACATCTTTTTTGTTATTACTTTTATCAGCATTATAAAAATCTGATTTACTTATAATCTCTACTTCTGGATTAGCTTCAAACTCTTGAATACGCTCTTCTGAAAGATATTCTGTGTATGTATCCGAATACTCATACTTTCTTTCCCAATAACATTTAACAATTCCTATTCCTGTTATTAAAGCATCTTTAAACCATCTATAAAAAGTCATAAAACCATTATTCAAAACATTTATTTGATAGTTTAACAAGTCCTGAAATACTTGAGCCTTTTGGTCATCTTCTTCTCTCCTGCCTGTCACTGAAACAACATCATCAGAATTAAAGAATATATGCATTAGTTTTGGCATTATCCATTCTACAACATCTGCTACATCTGTAGAAACTATTTTAGATTTTGAATGTAAACGTGGCATCTTGTCTGAATAGTATTCATCAGAAGCGTTATACACATCATATCGTGTTTTAACTTGTGGATAAACTTGACTCTCAAAATAGCCTTTAGCCTCATCAATGTCTGATTTTATATATTGCAAAACAGCATCATTGGATAAAGACATTCTCAATATATCTTCTGATTGTTTATATGTCTCTTGTATTTGTTGTGTTTGTTGTGTTTCCATGGTATTATCCATTATTTATCTCCAAGTTTTTTTTTTATTTATATTACCAAGCACTCCAAGCTGGCAAAGACTCATAAACATCTGTAAATTTAGATTGTATAGGAACTTCGCTTATCTGTTCAAAATAAGCTATACTATCTATTAAATCATCATGTTTACCGTTTGGAAATGTTAATAACTCTCTTTCTAACTCTGTTAAATACTCTGCATCTTCTTCAAACCAAACAGTCCCAGCAACAAAACGTGGCTGTAATGTTTTTATTCTTAACTCTTTTTTTCTATCAGCTATAAGAGGCTTTATCTCAAAGAATATATTTCTTTTTGGCATTTCCTTTATTAAAAAGTGTTCCAAAGCTGATTGAAAAGCTACTTTTTCAATCCCTACTCTTAATATCGGATATTTCTGAACCAACTCAAAGATATGCTCTATAGTCTCTGAAGGTGTAAATCTACCAAAAACTATGTCAATAATAAACAAATGATTATTAGCATTTACTCCAATAACTGATAAAGCTGTATAATCAGCACTATTACTTTGTGATATTGCTAAATCACATAATAAATATAAATTACAAGAATTAATTATTTTTTGCTTTTCTGAAGATAAATAGTATTTAAAGTGTTCTTTTTTAAAAATTTTATACTCATCTGGCATACTTTCACAGAAAAGCTCTCTCATTACAACATCAAGCTTACCTACTTTTCTTGCAGACTCTAATTTAAAATTAATTTCATCTTTTGTATATTGAGCCTTCCAAGTAGGATTGCCATATTCATCAGCTACAGGTATTCTCATACACTCAAAATTAAGCTGTTCACTATACTGAAACACTCTTTCTATTAAACACTTCTCTCCCAAGTTGTTTCCTATAAGAAAAATCCTACCTTTTTTAGATAGATAAGTAATATCACTTAAAAACCATTCCCAGTCTTTTTCCATCGTAGTCTCTGATTGCATATCAGCAACATCTTGAATATCATCAAGTATAATTATGTCTGGTCTTTTATTTCCCCAAATAGCACCTCTAACTGAAGAACCTTTACCCTTACCTTCTATTCTAACTTTACTTCCACTTTTAAGCATAATTTCATAAGCACCTCCATCATTCAAAGTTTCTTGAAGCACTTGCTCAACCCTGAAAGCTATAAGCGGATTTGTTCTAACTTCCTCAGCTATTTGTTTTATTATTCTTGCACTTTCTGTAGCTGAATTTTTAATTAAAAGTATATAATATTTTTTCTTTGATGGATACATTATCTTAAACAAAGGAAAAGCTCTCATTGTATAACTTGATTTGCCACTTTCTCTGAAAGCTTGTATCGCAAAGTTTTTATTACTATTTAACAATATATCACTCAATTTATAGTGAAAATCAGCAGGCTCTTTATATTCATCTACATCACACAAAAACAGCTTATAAAAATCTACAAGATTTTTACTTCCAGCTACTAATATTTTTTCTAAAGTTTCAATATCATTTACAAGTTTAAGATAATTTCTATTTACTTTTTCTTCATTATCATTGTTATTTTCAACACTATCTATATTTTCTATTTCATTATCATCAAAAAAATCATTACTCATCATCGTCCTCTAATGGAATAGCTGAAGTGTTTATAGCTGATTTCTCTAAAGCTTTTTGCTGAACTCTTGTAATAGCACCCTGTCTGTATTTTGTAATATCTATTTTTGACATGTCTAACATAGACACTGCTCTTTCATAAGCATCATTCAATAAAGCTACATTTATTGTCACGTTATCTTTATCATCTAACCCCCTTTCTCTTCTTACTTGGTCATTTAATATTGTTAAAGCTTGTATTTTTTCTTTTGGCTTCATTTGTTTTATCTCTTCTTCTGAAAGTGTTTTAACTATCTTGTATTGTATCTCTTCAAACACATCAGCTTTAGCTTTCTTAAAGCTTATTTCTGATATTTCTCTTACTTCTTTCTGGTGTTTTCTGGAACGTAGCTTTTGGTTAATAGTTGGTATCGGAACTCCAGTAATCTCATGAATTTCTCGTATAGTTTTACCCATATCCCGAAGATTAAATATTTGCCTTACTTTAGCATCATCCCATTTATTAGCAAACTTTAAAGGTCTTCTGCCAACAACTTTCAAAGGCTGCTGATTGTTGTTATTGTTGTTATT